TCGTCGATCGTGCTCGCCGGCAGGTCCACCACGCCGGCGAACGTCCAGCGGCCGCTCATCACGCGGTCCACGTCGTCTCGGATTACACTACCCACACTACACCTCCTTACCAAGCGATGTTCAGCAGCGGCAAATCAAGCGGCGCAAACGGCATCGGGCGGTACACCTCGAACGCCAGCGTCACCGGACTCCCGCCGGGATTGGTGATCTCCAGCGGCAACCCGGCGCCGTCGAGCAGCACGTCGTGCGCGACCGGCGCGCCGGTCGCATCCGTAATCCACCCCACGCCCTCCGCGGGCGTCGAGTGCGATGGAATCCCGCCGTCGGCCGTGGCCAGGCGGTGCGTGCCCTGGTCGAGCCGCTCACGCTTCCATCCGTCGGGGTTCACGTGGATTTCCATGCGGATTTCGTAATAGGTCCCGATCTGGTCCACGCGCCGATTGCCTCCCGGCGGCGCCACCATCAAGAGCGTCCCCGGAGGCATCCCCCAGGCGTAGTCCGCATTCACGGCCCCGCCGTAGGCGGCCCACGTGGCCGGGTTGTAATACCGCACCGATCGGGTCACCTCGATCGCCAGGCGGTACCGCGTCACTTCCTCGCGCGGCTTGAACGGCTGCCCCGCACTGTTGGCGATCGGCGCGCCGTGAATGTCCTTGTCGACCGCCTCCTGGTATCCGACCCACCACATCCGCACCCCCGGCAGTGCGAACGTCAGATCGATGCTGCCGCTGGGCCACGTGCCGCTCTCCGAGCGAAGCATGGTGAATGTGCAAGTCACCCGCCAGAGCTTCGGGTTCTGGCGATTCCTCTGGCATCGCTGCTTGGTGCAAACGGCCCCGTAGTCCGTCTCGTTGCCCTTGGCGAATACCGTAAACGCACCAGGCACGGCCAGGCCCGTCTGCGGGTCGACTGCCTCCGATACGGTCTTCGGCCCGTCCGCCACCGTGTCCGTGAGGACTAAGAAAATCCGCTCGTAGGATCGCCCCTCGATATCGGCGTCGCCGCCGCCGCTCTCGGGATCTTCTCGCACCCAGACGATTGCCATATCACATCTCGCAAACTACGGGTGATCCGAGCGTCCGCAACTCCAGCACGGCCTCGCGCGTCGACGTGGCCGTGCTCGCCGTGTCGCCGCGCATCTGCCGCACGGATTCGGCCAGTTCTTGCACGCGCTTGAGCAACTCGGCCGAGTCTCGGTCTCCGCGCACATTGCGGGCCATCGCATCGCGATCGGGCCGCCGCCCCTCCCGCTCCTCCGGCTCCCGGTAATCCCTCGGCCTCCGCGGTGCCGCCTGCGGCTCCATCGCCGGCGCCGGCCTGCCCCGCTCGGCAGCCGCCGCCACCTCGGGCACCGCCACGACCGGCGGCTCGGCGCGCTCGATAACCACGCGGACCGGCTCCTCGACAATCTCCGGCACGGCCCTGACCTGCGGCGCGACCGGCTCGACCGGCTCCGGCAGTTCCGGCAGCGGTCTCTGCCACGGCTTCAGCGGCGCGGGCGGCCTGGCCGCCTCGCCGACCCGATCAATGCCGCTCGGCTGCGGCGCGGCTGCCGCCGCCGCAGTCACCGGCTCCGGATCGATCTCGATCATCGGCTCGATGACGATGGGTCGGCCGGTATCCGCCAGGGTCTCGGGCTCGATCGTCGGCACGGGCTGGGCCGGACCGATTGCCGAGATATCCCTCGGCGGCTCTGGCAGAATCGGCAGCTCGCGGAGCTGCTTGTCCATCTCCAAGCGAGCGCGCTGTCTGTCAAGCGCCTCGAAGTACTCTTGCGTCCCTGGCCCAACCGCCGCCGCTGTAGACGCCTGATTGGCCAATCGCTCGAGTTCCTCGCGTGCCTTGGCGATTGCCCGGCCGTAGGTCTCCCAGCCGATGACGCCGGCGGCAAGCAGTTCGTTCGCGTCCGCAACGCGATCGCGGGCGATCTCAAACGGCGTCCGCAGACTCTCCGTCAGCGCATCTCCGCGTCTCTGCAACTCCTCCAACTGCCGCCGCTGTTCCTCCATCTGCCGTTGCTGCTCTTCGAAATCCTCCAGGTCGAACATCCCTGCTGGCTTGTCACCAGCCAGGCTCGCGGCGGCCGCCTTCCGGACTTCCGCCACCTGGTCGGCAATCGCCCTGCCCCAGTCCGCGCGCCCCAACTCCCGCGCTCGCGAGTCGAACTTGGCGATCTCGTCGAGCAGCGTATCGAGGTATACCGGGTCAGCCTCCTTGCCGAAGAACATGTGCATAGCTTGCGTCAGCCGATAGCTGATTTGCAGCGCGCCGCTGGCGAACTTGTTCCAGAGGATCATGACGTGCCGGACGCCGTCGGCAATCGCCCCGATGGCCGACACGACGGAGACGGCGGAATCGACGAGCGTATTCATGCCGCTGCTGCTATCGGTCAGCCATGCTGTCATCGCGTTCGCGACCAGTTCGAGGATCGGCGCAAGCTCGATCGCCAGGGCGCGTTTGAGCCTCCCGGTCGCGGCGTGTAGTCGCGTTATCGCGTCGTTCGCGCGTTCGACCCCCCGGGCGTCCAACTCGCTGAAGGTCAAGCCGAGTACTTCGGCGTCCCGCATGGCCGCGAGGATCGCGGCGGAGCCGTCCTGCAAGAGCGGGAGCAGATCGGCGCCGGAGCGGCCGAAGATTTCCATCGCCAGCCGGACGCGGTCCGTCTGGTTTTCGAGCAGAAGCAGCGCGTCGGCAATCGCCAGGAAGGCCTCGTCTGGCGACATCGCGGCGATCGTCTTCGGGTCGATCCGCAATTGAGTCAGCGCGTCCCTGGCGGCTCCAGTCTTGAGCGAGGCCTCGGATAGCGTCCGTTGCATCCGGCTCATGGCGATTTCGAGCTTGCCTATGTCAACTCCGGCAAGGTCTGCCGCGTGTTGCAGCCCCACGAGAGCCTCGGTCGACACGCCGAGCTTCGCAGAGCTTTTTGCGATCTTGTCGATCGCCTCCATCTCCTGGCGGAGCTTGCGGAACCCCACGACGGCCGCTGTCGCAGCGGCGGCCCCGGCAGCCGCGACCGCAACCGCGGTTTTTCGCATCGCGTTCTCGAGGTTGGCCAGGGTGCCTGACGAGGTCTCCACCTCACGCCGGAACGTCCGCACGGGTTTGCCAGCGTTCGCCATGCCGCTTTGGAACTGCGAGGCATTCAGTCCGAGTATCACCTTCAGATTGCCAATGACCATCGCGTTCTCTCAAGTCCGGCGATCCGAACATCGCCATCAGTTTTCGCCCCAACCGCTCGACGCGCAGCTCTTCGATCTCCTCTTCCGTCAGCGGTTCGTCCTCTTCCTCCTCGACATCAGGCGGCCGCACAGCGAACGCCTGCAACCAGTCGAGCAGGTATTCGGGTCCAGGCACCTTCTTGGGGTCGCACTGCGTCCACCCCAGCCAGGCTGCCAGGCGAACGAGCGGTCCGACGCCGATCGGTCCCTCGACCTGCTCATAGGCATCCCAAAACGCAAGCTCCCTGGCGTCGACCGACCGGAGCAGTCTCCGTATGCTCGGCTCGCCGCACGCCAGCGCGAGCCGGGCATACATCCTCAACTCTGGCCGGTCTCGGAGTTTCCCACTAGGTCCTGCACGTCCTGCTCGGTCCAGCCCATCAGCCGGCAGCACTCGCTACCGATCCGGGCCACCGGCGCCGCCGCCTTCTTGCGGAGCTTGACGAGATGGTCGCGATTGAACAGCCGTTCTCCTTTCTCGTCGCAGGCGAAATCCACCATCAGCCGCTCGTGAAGCGCGTCGAGATTCATCGATCGCTCTTCCACGACGCGATTGCCGCGGCGGACCTTGCGCGACTTCTGCATCTGCTCGTAGCGGTTGCGGTCCTAGCCGCTCGGGGTGAGGACATACACCCCAGCACCCGGACCGCCCCACTCGGGCGTCGCCACCCAGTTGCCGAGATAGCCGCGGTCTTCGGCGTCGAGAATCTCATCGGCCGAGAGGCATCGCCGAGCCGGCGCGTCCTGCTCGACTTCCTCGTCGCCCTCGAAGTCCTCGGCGGTCAAGCCTTCCTCGCGCGCCTTGTACGTATCTTCAGGGTTTTCGCTCTGTACGCATCCACTCATCTTTCAACAATCCTCCTCGCGTTGCGTGATTTGAATCGCTTACGACCAGGTCGGCTTGCCGGTGATCTTGAACTTGATCGACTCGCCCATTTTCTCTCCCAGCGCCGCGTCGATGTTGCCGACCTCCTCGACGTTGCAGGGAATCGTCAGCGTCTTCAGTGTCGCGGCTGTGAACGGCAGCGTAACCACCAGGGAGCCGCTCTCTCCAGCCGCCGGCCGCACGTTGTCCGAATCGAAATTCAGTGCCAGCGTGATCGACTGCCCATCGATCAAGCCGGACAGAAAATTCCGGAAGCCGTCCGTCGTGCCCTGGTGTGTTACATCAACCTGGTCGGCCTTCTGCGCGTCCAGGTTGATGTCCAACAACTCGGCTGTCAGCGTGCCGGATGCATCGCCGGTGAAGGCGACCGAAATACCCTTGGAAACATACGATCCCATGAGAGCCTCCTATGTGAAGTTGGGAACGCTTACTCGATACTTGATCTCGCAGTCCATCGACGCGCAAAACCGGTGCGCGTCGCTTCCATCGTCGGGAAATTCAATCACGTCGGTATTGTTGACGATCTCGCAACTGAGGATCGCGGTCGCGTTCGCGCCGCTGCCGATCTTCGTGTTATGCATTCCGTCGAGCACATTGCGGATCGCGTCGCGGATCGCATCCGCCGACGTGTCTGTAACCGCCCAGATGTCGAGCTGCACGAGGTCCGTGGCGAAGTCGCCGGCCGATGCTTGGTGCTGCTCGCTCGCGCCAGTCACGCGGAAATACGCGATCGACGGCAGCGCCGCGCCGACCGGCCGCTTGCCACGGACGATCCGCGACGCAGGAACAAGCGCCGTGATGCTCGCCTTGGACGCAAGGTATTGATGGAGCGCGGTCTTCAGCGACATTCAATAGGTTCCCGGTGTAAACGCACGCCCCATCTCCTGCAAGCCAAGTTCAATCTCTGCTGCGATGATCGACTTGCAGAGATTTGCCGTTTCGTACATCGCCGGCCGAAGAAACGGCTTGGCTTCCGCGGCGTGCGGTCCGCCGTGACCCATCTCGACCAGGTGGGCGATTTTCGAAGGCCTGTGCCTTTTGCCTTGATAGGTCGTCTCGTGGTCTGTGCGAGGCCCGATGATTGCGACAACTGTCCCGCTCTTGGCGTAGGTCCGCGACTTGACCGCGAGGCTTTTTTTCAGCGCCCCAGATCGCACGGGCACATGACGCTTGGCGGCCCTGGCGATCCGCCTCCCGGCCTTTGTCACCCCGCGCCGTGCGTACTTCTTCTGCAATCGCGGCGGCAGTTGATCGAATGCCCACAGCAGCTCCTTGTCGCCGTACAGCGCAATCTTGCCGCGCGTTCTCGTATCGCCATGACCGCCCGTCAGGCTTCCGAATCCCATGGCTCAGCCCTCCACCTCGACACATTCCATGACCAACTCATCCGGCCGCGATTCCGGAACCCGCCGCGGCGGCCCGAGAATGTTCAGGTATCTGCCGCCGCGCGCCAGTCGGCAGCGGCTCGTCAAGTCCTCGCGGTACCGCATCCGCACGAGATGCGTCGTCAGCGGCTTGACGCCAGCCGCCTGCCTGGTGGTCATCGACTCGCGCGGCACGATGTAAGCCGGCACGTGCCTGGCGATCGTCTGCCACGTCTCCGTCGCCTCGCCGTCGGTGTTTGCCAGCACGGGCGCCTGGATGTCGATCCGGCTTGTCAAGTCACTCGCAAACAGCATTGTCAAACCGTCTTGTAGGTGTAACCCGCCATCAATCGCTCGATGGAATACGGAATCTGCGACATACACCGCATCGGCACTTGCGTCTCGCGGAAGACGTACAGGTCCGCCACGGCCAGCAGCAGCGCCTGCTTGATCGGCGCAGGCACAGCGGCCGGCGCGCCGTAGCCTGCCGTGTACCGCACCACGACGTCGTCGGCGTGCCCCCGGCAGTCGCTCGGCCATGCCTGGTCGTATTTCAATCGCACAATGCCGCGGCCGTTGTCGAGGCCCTGCTCCCAGGCGGTGGCGGCCACGGTCTGCTCGGCCCCGGCCGCGTCGGTGTACTTGATGCTGGAGACGGTTCCGAGCGGATTCCTCGCCAGTCGGAACACACCAGCCGGCCAACCGTCGAAATGCTCGTCAAACGTCGCCTCGCAGAACTGCGTCCAATATTGGTTCTGGAGCGACTCGACCGCGGCATCGATCATCCGGCTGATCGTGCCGTAGCAGTGCTGGTCGAACTCGCGGAGGTGCGCGGCCGCCTCTTCCACGGTGATCGGCCGGTCACTCGGCGGTGTCTGCATCACCAGCTTCACTGGTCGCTCTCCGTCTCTGCTTTCTCGGCTCGCGGATGGCGACGGCCACGCCGCGGCGGATCAGCACCCGGGCGTCACCGCCTGCCAGATCGTGCTCGGCGCCCTCGCGGAACGTCCGACCGGCCCGCGTTCGCAGGTCCCTGAGAATCCTCACTCGCACGTCGCGACCTCCTGGGCGATTCGCTCAACGTTCCGGCCGGTCACCCGGTAGTTCAGCCGGCCGTAAAAAATGAATTCCACCTCCTGGCAGGCGTCGACGACCGCCTGCGTGAACGGCCCGATGATCTCGCGGGTGTGCCGCAGCCTCCGCTCCGGGTCGCCCCCGGGCGTCGCGTAGCCGCTGAAGTGATCGCCCTCGTCCTGTCCCGCGTAGCCGCCCATCCCCACCAGGTGCACACGCTGCGCGCCGTGATTGACCGCGTACTCCAGGCACACCAGGCCCGAGAGTCCCCCGCTGTAGCCGCCGCGGGAGAATTGATTCTGCACCTGGCCCCCGGTCAGAAATTCGTCGAAGCCATCCACGCGCCGGCTGGCCATCGCCGACGGAACCCGCCTGAGCGTCGCCAGCCGCGTCCCGTGCCGCTGCATCCACACCGCCCGGTCGTGATACACCCGGCAGGCCTCCTGGTCGTTGAGGTAATAGACGTCGGGCACGTCGGGCGGCTCGAACAGGCCAATGCCGCCGTTGGTCGTGATGATCCGGGCCGTCGGGCAGCGCCGGCGCGCCAGGTTGAGCATCTCCCGCGCGTCCGGACCGCCGCCGACGACGATCCACGCGCCGCCATAGCGCGCGAGCGACTCGGCGATCGCCAGGTCCACCGGGCCGTCGATGTCGATCGACCGCTCGGGCGGCATGATGTACAGCTCGCGCCTGCACTCCCAGAGGCCCCGCACGGGCGTCCGCATCGCGACCAGGCTGCCGTTGAGCCGGTATTGCTCGGGTCGCTCCTGACGGCATCGGCCCAACTCCTCGGCGCCCAGGTGGAGGCACTGGCAGCGCCGGTCCACGAGCACGCTGTTATCCGCGACGACGCTGACCACCGCGTCGGTCTCGGCCAGGTATCGCAATCGCCCCACGGCCAGGTCGATATCCTCTCCGGCCGTCAGCGGCGAGGTGCATTGGAGAATGACGACGATCTCCGGCGGCTCCGGCATCTGCCCGACTGCGTGTTCCACGACCGGCATCGTCGGCGCCGTGTCCGCGGCCAGCTCGGCGGGCCGCTCGATCACGGCCGCGCCGTAACTGGCGGCTACGCGAGCAATCTCCGCATCCTCGGTCGAGACATAGACCGCGTCGACCGATTCGGCGGCCAGCGCGGCCCGGACCGACCAGCCGACGAGCGGGTGGCCGCCGAGCGGCTGGAGGTTTTTACGCAGGATGCCCTTCGAGCCCCCGCGCGCCGGGATGACTGCCGCAACGCCCATTACGTG